TGATTTTAATAATTTTGATGATTCTGAAGTGAAGCGGCACAGGGATTCAGCGGTAGCCGGGGGGAGATTCCCCCAGCCCCGAGCAAAGCTCAAGCCAAAAATCAAATTGATTTTCAGACACTCAATTTTAGACACTCAATTTTCTCAATTTTTAGATGGCGAGGTGAAGCTTATCGCCGTCGCCCTCGATAGGAGGGCGGGGCCGGCGAATCGCTTTTTCTTGAGGCTGTTTTGGAGTTTTTGCGGGAGCGGTGCGTCGGACTCGAAGCATGCGACAAGGTCGTAATACCAATGCCGGTGTTTTGAAATTGGATTGTGTCCGGTGCCTGAGCGTTGATTTCACGAAGATTCGAATGGAAAACCATCACGGAAACGGCCATTCTCTAGGCAATGGAAGAAAGGCTATGCCGAAAAAACGATCCACGCCCGTGGTTCGCGCTGCTGCTGGGAAGTTACCTGGTTTGCGGTATGGTTTTCCTCGGATTCGCCCGGACGCCGTGGCAGGTGGCGCTTGTCGTCGGCACTGCGGTAACTGCGGATTTTATCGGCAATCTCCTCTTGAGAAAACACAAGGGCTTTCCATGGAGTGGGTTGATCACCGGCTGTGGCTTGAGTCTGTTGCTCGACTATGGATCCAATTTCTGGCTACCGCTACTGCCACCCTTGTTAGCGATCGGCTCAAAGCATCTCTTCACGGTGGACGGCCGCCATGTTTACAATCCGGCCTTGTTCGGCCTGGTCGCCAGTTTGGCAATCGGCGGCGGAATGATTTCCCCGGCGCCGGCTTATCAATGGGGTGGGACCTGGGCGGTTGCTATGTTTTTGGTTGGGTTGGCGTTGGTGGTGTTCATCCCGAGGATCGGGCGTGGTTGGCTGGTTGGCTCGTTTTTGATTTTCTATATGATCCAGACGGCATTCCGCGCCTGGGTGATGCGGCATCACGTGCCGCCGGAGGCGATCTGGTTGGGCACGCTCAGCGCACCGGCGTTTTTCCTGTTCACCTTTTACATGCTAACGGATCCGGCGACCTCACCGCCAAAACGCGGAGCGCAAATCAGCATCGCCGCAGCGATCACCGTGATCGATCTTGGGTTTCATTTCCGGCAGAGTTATTACACGTTGTTCTACGCGGCGTTCACGGTGCAGACGGCGCGTTTTGCCTGGGGGTGGTGGCAGCACCGGGCCTTTTTGGACTGGAAGGAATGGCTCACTCGCGCTGCATTGGCAGCCGGCTTGTGCGGCGTCGCATTCCTGCTGGGCCGCACGCCTAGCGGGATCACGAAGGATCCGGGATTCGCCTGGGTGGAAATGGAAAAATTTCCATCCGAACAAGGCACCATTCTCACCGACATTGACCCCCGTCTGCAACACGTCGGGAAATGGATCCTCTCGATCGGCGACGCGGTGGCGGTAGCGGATGTCGATGGCGACGGCTTGCAGGACGTCTTTCTAACGAGGCCGATGAAGCGTCCGCTGGATCGATGCACGCTTTTCCGCAACACTGGCGGGCTGAGCTTCGAGCGGGTGGAAATCCCCGCGATGGAAAAAATCCGCAACGATCCGGCAGCCTCCGGCTTGGCATCCTGCGCGGTTTTCGCCGACATCGAGAACGATGGCGACCAGGATCTCTTCCTCGGCATCGGCTTCGGTAAGAGTCGTCTCTTCCGCAACGAACTGATGGAAACGGGGAAACCCGCTTTTACCGATGTCACCGAAGCGGGTGGCATCCTCGGGCATCACACCTGTGTCGCTGCAATGTTTTTCGATCCGGATCGCGACGGCGATCTCGACCTCCTGCTAGGCAACTCTCTCACGCCCTATCTTCCCGACTATGCCGAGCTCACGCCGCTCAATCCCTTCCGCCTGCCACAGCCAGCGTATGAGGGCGACCGGCGGATGTTCCACTTCATGCATCAGAGCTGGCACCAGGCGTCTAACGGTGGGTTGAACCAGTTTTACCGCAACCGTGGCGACGGGCATTTCGTTCTCGAAGACATCGTGAAGCTCGGCATGCCGGAAACCCACTGGACGCTTGCGCTAAACTCCGCGGACTTTGATGGCGACGGCTGGCCGGACGTTTACGCGGCCTCGGATTTTGGACCAGACGATGTTTACATGAATGAGAAGGGCAAAGGTTTCCGGCGGATCGAAGGCGCTCATTTCGGCTCGATCGGACGAGATACTTACAAGGGGATGAATGCGAGCATCGCCGACTTCGACCGCAACGGCACGCCTGACATTTACGTTTCCAACGTTCATGCGCCGATGCAGGCGGAGGGGAGTCTGTTATGGATGACGGAGCGCACGCAAAACGGCGTTGTCTTCCGCAATGACGCGTCCAGTCGTGGCGCGTTAAACCCATTCCGCTTCGGCTGGGGCGCGGGAGCGATGGACCTCGACCTCGACGGATGGACGGACTTGGTGCAGGCAAATGGCATGGTGGACGACCACATGGACCGCAAGTTTCCGAACCCCCGTGACTATTGGTATGTCAACGGCCAGGTCGCCCGCAGCGGCCCGGAAGTCCACGCCTACGCCGACCGCTGGGGCGACACACGCGGTTACACGATCTGGGGAACCCAGGCGAACCGTGTGTTGTTGAATCGCGGCGGAATCTTCCATGAAGCCGCGGAAATCACCGATCTAACAAGACTCGGAAACACGCGTGGAGTTGCGCTCGCCGATTTCGACAACGACGGTGATCCGGACCTGGTGCTGACCCGGCAGTTTGATTCCGTGCTTTTCTACGAGAATCATCGTAGCAAACCTGCCGCATGGGCCGGTTTCGAGGTGATGGGCGACGGCAAAACAGTTAGTTCGGATCCAGTCGGCAGTGTGTTGGAAATTTCCCGCAAGGGCGAACGCTGGCACTCCGACGTGCTGAATGTCTCCGGCTTCTCCGCCCAAGGCGACCGCCGCGTGGTGGTCGGGCTTGGGGCGGATTCGTCACCGGTGCAGGTGAGTGTCCGCTGGCTTGATGGCAGCAAACAAGACCTCGGAGTTTTCGAAAGCGGGAAATACCACCGCATCCACAAGGCCTCTTCACTCACTCCGGTCTCCGTCCGATAAGGAGGGCAAACACTCCTGTCTGCCTGGACAATGAGTGGAGAAAGTGGCGTGCCCTGCGCTTCTCTTATGTAAGCGACACGCGATTTGAGAAAAACGGACACCGATTTGAGAAAAAGTGACTAAAATGTCGTTTCCACGGTTTCTACTTTTGCCGCCCACCGAATGGTGGTGCTGGCCTGCCCGGTGACCGTAATGATCAGCTGCCCACTTGTGTTGGCGGTGATCGCCAGCGCCCAAGTGGAGGCTCCGGCATCTGTGTGCGTGCTGATGACGGGCGTTCCAACCAGCGCCGTCGTGCCGGCTGATGCGTTACGCTTGATGGCACCGCTGATGTGCCACGCGGCAGAATCGCCGGACGAGTTGCGGGCTACGACTTGTCCTCTGAACGAATAAGAGGAATTATTGGGAAGCGTGATCCTTTGGCTGGATCCATCCAAGGCAAGTTCGGTCGGAGTTGCTCCGCTTGTCGATACCCGGTGAATATAGGTCACCGCCTGCGCATCGCCAGTCGCCCCAAATCGCCCGGCTGCATGAGCCATCGCCCCGTAATGTCCTCTGGTGGTGGCGAAGCTGCCGAAGCTCCCCGAATACTCGCCAGACGCCGTGTTGTCAGAGCCTCCGAGACAGAAAGAGGAATTCGCGTTGGCTGAATTTCCGCCGCCGCCGAGGGTTAATGAATAAGCGCCTGAAGCCGTGTTGGCAAAGCCACCAGAAATCGACGCCTCGCCAGATGCCGTGTTTGTTGCGCCGCCAATGACCGTGGATCGCGGGCCAGTGGCTTGGTTGTGTTGCCCCCCGCTGATGGTTGATTGGGACCCGCTGGCTACATGGCTACTTGATGACCGTGTTTGCTGCCAATCGACTGCACTACTCCCGCGCTTGTTGCCGCCGGTTGTGGAGTTATCGGCTTGGTGGGCGCTCACTGCGCCCGTGCCTTTTGGTGATATGACCGCATCTACGTTGGCGGCGGCGTTGGTGGCGAGCAAGCGCACGGCAGGCACTGTCGCGTTGGGGGTGGTGCTGTTCACGCTCTCGGACCAGTGGGTCAAGCCTCCGGCTGTGGCCCAGGTGCCATCTCCTCGCCAGTAAGTGGAGCCCGAGGCTCCGGTGCCTCCATTTAAATTGCCCACGGGAAGGTTACCTGTGATGTCTGACCCAGCCCGCACGGTGAGTGTGTTGGAGGCTCCTGAAATGGTCTTGCCGGTGAGCGTTTGAGAGGTGGTTGTGTCGGCTACCACTCCTGACGGGACTGTCTTGGTGGCCCACCCGTCGAGGTCTGCGTCCCAGGCCTGGACTGTGGAGCCGATCGCGGGGGGATTTACCCATGCTGGAAGGCCCGCAGTCACTTGTAGAATCTGCCCTGAAGCGCCGATCCCGAGCCGTTCGACATTGCCAATGGTTGAGCGATAATAGATGTCGCCTACCGCTCCCCCGGCGTTGTTGAAGAAGACGTTGACACCGAGATTGGCGGTGCCGGAGACGGTCAAATCCGTCGCATCAATATCCGCTGCGGTGAGGGTGGCTCCGCTGGAAATATTCCCACTGAAAGTGCTGGCGTCGCGAAACCATTTCACTCCGTAAACATTCTGGTTTCCGGTCTGTTTTACCGCGAGTTCGTCGATGGTGTTCCGGGTGCGGAGCGGGGACATGACCACGTCGTCGGCGGAGGCACTCGCGGCTTGCGATTCGGTCGCGAAATCCAGCGCGGCGCTCGGCAGATTGGTGAGCTCGCTGCCGTCCACTGCGGGGAGCTTTCCGGTGGTGGCGTCCAACCTCACCAACTCGCCGGGAGCGGTGCCTGAGGCGAGCGTCGCCGCGTCCATCAACGCCGCTGAACCGAGGCCAAGAGCCGTGCGCTGCGCACTGGAGTTTGCCGCAGTGGCCAGCGCTTTTCCAGCCGTGGTGAACCCCCATCCGGTGAACAACTCATTGATCGTGATCTTTTTGGATCCAGCCGTCCCCGCGCTCAGATCCACGATGCCAATCACGTCGTCGGCAGGCGCGAGAGCGGCGGCGGCGAGCGATTCGCGATCGGTAATTTTCTGCTGCCCGGAAAGGGTGTTGCAAGTCATCAGAAAGACGCTTGCAAGGATGATTCTCTGTGGTGTTTTCATGGTCTGTTATTCGTTGATTGGATAGGTGGTGTTGTCCTCGTTGATCTCCCAGTTGAGGCCGTCCTCATTGAGAATGGTGTCGAGCGGAGAACCGCTGGTTCCTGCTTGATCGAGCCAGTAGATATTGTCGTTCCCGGACTGTCGGAAGCGGTTCACGAGATCCCTGAAAGCGTGTCGCGCCGGTGGGCCTAAAGTGAAGGTGATTTCTCCCGTCTTCGGCGTCACGGAGTAGCCGGAAATGAGCGCTTTCATGTCGGCGAGTTCTGGCAAAGTTCCGGTGATATTCAGGACGCTTCCCACGAGGTTTGCGGGCGGTGTTTCGCTCGTCGCGATGCTGACTTGTCCTTCCCAGGGCACGAAGTTTTGGGTCTCCAATAAATAGTCCGCAAAGCCTGCCGGAGGGTTGAACCAGCCCCAGTCTTCCTGGCGGATCAAAGTGGTGTCTTCGGCCCATAAAGTCTTCACCAGCGGGACCACGGTTGAGACGGTGGCCTGCCAGACATACCGGTAACTTAAAAGGCCCGCCACGACGACGAAATGGACGGTGGGTCGCACGCCTAAAATTCTCGCCCACTTGGGGCGCTCAGGCACACCTCCGCCGAAGAGTCCGGTGATCGCTGACGATGCCACCGTCGCGGTGATCCGCGCTTGCACGGCCGCGATTCCATCCTTCTTGAACCAGTCTTTGATTTCCCCCTTGGTGAGGTAGTAAGGCCACTCACTCAGGTTGATTTCCTCGCCCTCGGAATCAGTTGCTAACAGCATCGGGTCGGTGGGCCAGGAAGTCGATGATCCTGGGGCCACATCCACTTGGGCCGTGGTGTAAACATTCACGTCCGCATCGCCCGCTTTGAGCAGGTCGTGCCAAAGCTCCAAAGCGTCGCCAATGTGACCGGCTAGAGGCGTGCTTTTCACGACCACGAAGTCCGTTAAATCCTGCGGCAGGGTGAGGTCCAGTTCCGGTCCGGTGACGGTGATGATTTGGCGGTCCGGAAGCCCCCCGGCGGACGCCCCCGCCGTGAGTGTTTTGAAGGCCGTGGCCCGGGTGTTTCCATAGGCTTCGCGCTCCGCGTAGTTGATGTTGATTTCCGAGATTTGTAGATCGTGGCGGGGAGTGATTTTGATCAATGAAATCGTGACTGCCGCCGGGTCCAGAGTCACCACCGTGGCCGTCGCTCGCCGCTGCATGGTCAGCGCGGGATTTCCGCCTCCGCTGTAGTCGAAGTAGATCAATCCATCCACCACCAGCCGCATCACTTCCGCGAAGGCTTCGGACAAGCTCGAGTCCTTGATGCTCAGCCTCGGCACGTCTCCACAGGCGGCGATGCTGCCTAGCTGCAACGGCATCCCCACGGCGATGGCCCGCGCCGCAAGGCTCGTCAAGTGCGCCGCCGGTGAGCCGGTGTCGAAGAGGTAGATCATCCGCGTGGTCACCACCGTCGTCTCGTCTTCCACCTCCGTGCTCAGCGGCGTCTTGGTGAGCCAATACCACGGCCCGGAAACCGTGATGGAATACCCGTAAGCCGCAGCGGAAAAGTTAGGCTTACGGCCCGTGACATGGCCGGAAAAGTAGCGGTCTCCATTGAGCAGGATGGTCACCTCCTGGCCGATCTCAGGCAGCAGTCCCGCCGCCTCGTCGAGGTTGCGCAGCCACACTTCCCAAGTCGCCTCGTCGGGAGTGAGTGAGCCGAAGTTGATCTGCAAGCCGTCGCACTGCGCTTCTTCCAGAGTCCTCACGGTCTCATCCAGGGCCTTGCCCGCTTCGCCGGAAATGTGCCACTCGTCGCTCATTTTCCTGCGTTTGCCTCCAGTGCTTTGAGTCTCCGGTTTTGCTCGTCGAGCTTGGCGTTCACCGCCGTCACCGCAGAGACGGACGTGTCGATCACGGCGATGACTTTGTTAAGCACCTCCCGGTTCTTGTCCGTGCTCGCGGTGCTCTTGGCGAGCAGCTGTTGGAACAGCCCGAACACCTCTTGCTGTTCCCCGCCGTCCACGCCATTGGCGGCGAGTCCCTTGATCTTCTCAACTACATTGAGAACCTCCGGGGACTGCGCTGCATCGCCGATGATTGCCAAGGTGTCCGCCAACTGCTGGTTCACTTGCTGGCTGGCTTTTTGCTCTGCGCCCTTGAGTTCTGTAGAGTTCAATTTCTCTCTCTGTCCTTGCTGCAGGGTGCCGAGATCGAGGTTGATCGCGGCGGCATTGTTTCGCGTCGCTTGCACCAGGTTTGACACATTGGTTTGAGCGGCTAGGACTTCTACAGAAAGGTCTGCAACTTTTCTGTTCAGCTCCGCATCATCGCCGGTGATGCTTTTTTCCAAAGCCGCGATGCGGCCCTCAAGGACTGCTTGGTTGGTTTTGTTGACCGGGTCATTTAGCTTTTTTTGCGCTTCATCGGCCGCCTTGGTGGTTGGAATGATTTTAGGGAAAAGACCCCCAAGGATTTGTAATCCTGGATCGTCGGTATCTCTCTCCTGAGCCGCTTTTTTGAGTTCCTCGTTTTTCTCGCGTAGAACCGCGAGCCTCGCCCGATCCGTGGCCAGAAGCTCTAACGCTTTTTTCTGCGCCTCCTCAGCCTGCTTCAGCTCCGCCGCTTTTGTCTGCGCCGCCTCTTGAGCCGCCGCCACCCTCGCTTGCTCGGACACCAGGCCTTGGCGCGCCAACTCTTCCGCTCGTTCTTGCACCCGCAGTGAGGCGTCATTCGCCACGCGCCGAGTGTCCACCGGTTTCCCTGCTTCCGCTGCTTTTTGGTTGGCGGCCGCCGTTGCGTTCTCTCGATCGCTCGCCCTTCGATCAAGCTGTGCTAAGGACAGTTTGTTCTCAGACTTAACAACCTCATCAATGGCGGTCTTTAGAGCGGCCGCTCGCTTGGAAGCTAGATCGAAAGCGGTCGCTGTGTCTTCGAATTCCTGGTTCAAATCAGCCGTTTTGTTCTTGGCGATCTGTTGTATCGCCTCATCCATCTCTTCTAACTTCTCCTTCGCGGACCGGGTATCTGTCCCCATCTTCGAAAACACATTGAATGCCACAGCCCCGATCGCGATGATAGCCCCTGCGATGGAACCCGCCGGGCCGAAGGCTCCCAGGAACTGAGGTGCCTGCTGACCGAAAGCGGTCATCGCGGATGTGCCGCCCCCCACTTGGACGGCGAAGTCCTGAATCTGAAATCCAGCCTGCTGGATCTTTCCTGTTAACGGCCCACCAAGCTTGGACGCTACACCCTCAGAGGTGTTCCCCGTGCGTGCCAGCTCCGTGTTGAACTTCTTCACCTGAGCCTCGGCCAGCGCCAATTGATTCTTGGCCGCCGCCACCTTTTCTCCGAGATCCACAAATTCCCGACTCCCAATCGGTGTGTTGTTCAGATCCCTCTTGAGACGCTTCACCTCATCGCCTAATTGCTCAATGCTTTTGTCTGTCTCTTTCACCCCGGACGTATCCGCCGTGGTCTCAATATCGATGTTGAAATTTTTATCAGCCATGGTGCGTTTGAGTTAGAGTGGAGTGGTTGTCTTGATGTGATAGGTCCGCACCAGGGTGGCCGCTGCACCGCTGGGTAGCTCGGGAGTCACGTCGCTCACGACCGCGTCCGGGAATACCACGGGGGCTTCGCCAGGGGCCGTCACCGTCAGCGTGCCCGTGCCGGAAATGATCATCGGCAGATCTGCCAGCGCACCATCCAAAAAGGCCTGCTGCGCGTCCATCGTGGATGGCATGTCCACTTCCACCTCAAGATCGAAGTCCAGCGTCACAGCTCCCAGTGGGCGCGAGAATCCGGCGCTGCGCAAGATTCCATCCTTTTCCACCACCTCCTGGCTCGCCGTGAAATCCGGCAGCCGCACCAACCAGCCGCCCTCCCCTACCAACTCCACCGCTGGATACCCCGGTTCGGAATTCTCAAACACGATGCTCACTGGACTTTGGATGCTCATAGCGGTGTCAGGGTGCCTTGTGGGGCCCGGCCGTAGCGGCGGTAGCCATCGAAGGGCACCGTTGGAGGTGTGACCGGGGTGAGGTTGGTTCCTTTGCCGAAAAGCGCATCGGTGATCGTCAGCCCGGAATCCACTTCTGGAATCGGCAGGTCAGATCCGGGCACCATTACATCCGCATGAAGCTGGAACTCGCAGGTGACCCTGACCGGCACACTCACCACGAAGGCGTCCACCACCTCGGTCCCGATCTTCAGCTTGATCTCCAGCGTAAGGCTTCCTTCTAACTCTTTGGGTGCCCACCCGTCTCCCCCCGTCCCGAAGTGATTGAACGTGGCAGAGATCAGCCCACCCCCCAGGTCCGGATCCACGGTATAGATCTCCGGCGCGTCGTCTCCCGTAACGGTGACAGCCGCATCGAAGTCGATCCAGAAAAAGTTACTCGGCAGCCCGCCATCTCCCCCATACTCGATGATGACCGTGCCTAGATCCAGAACGCCGCTTGGTGCGAAACGCTCCGCTTCCGGCAGCTCGAACCCGTAGAGTTTTTCGAACGAGTTGAAGTTTCTAACCGGGTGCAGCCGGTCCGGCACATACCGCACCCCGCTCGCCGTTACCCCGGTCGTGAGTGAGTTGAAAGGGTCCGCCGACACTCCCACAGTCACCAGCCCGCTCGTGTAGTCGCGGTCCACCGACACGACTCCGGCAGGTTCGGAGTCCTCATCGGTCGGCTGGCTGCTCCACTGGTATTGTTCCGCCACTTTCCTCCGCGTCTGCACCGGTGTCCTGGGGAAGCCCAGCGCCACGCCAGACTCCACCGCCGGTCCTACCGGGGCGAAGGTTCCAGGAGTGATGATGATCTCTGGCATGTTAAATCTTCTGAATGCGGAATGAGTATTGGCTGCGCGTCTCGATGATTCCGTCCAGCAGCGCGGGCGCATGGCTGGAGTTGAGCAGCACCGCCGCAAAGGATTGGCCATGGAAGATTTCCCGCAGCCGGATCTCCAGCACCCCTTTTTGGTGGTAGGGTGCTGCCTTGAGATCCGCCAGCGCGGCCAACCAGCTGGCAGCGGCCGTCGCTTGCGGCCGCCGCACACTAAAGTCTAACCGCGCCCGATGGTTTCCCCTCGGCAGCGCCACGCTCCGCAGGGCGAAGTCACTCTTGGCCACCGGCGTGAGCCATTGCCCGTTGAGCGAGATCTCTTCGTCCATGTCCTCGTCAAAGCCCAGTAAATCGGTCGAGCCTTCGACCGATGTCCAAGTAATTCGCCAGTCGGAAAGTCTCATGATCTCAAATCTCGATTGCCTCAGCCTGGATGAAGAGCGTGTCGATCTGTTCTGCCTGCATCCCCAAGGCATTCCCCAGGGCGAGCACCGTCGCCCCGGTGCGGGCCAGTTTCGCATCGCCCGCCCATGCGGCCGTCACGACCGTGCGTTGTGGCTCGGGCAAGCTGCCGATGATGGCTTCCACCTTTTCCGTGAGTCCCATCGTCGCGAGGATGGCCTTGGCTCGCCAGTTGGGAATCTCTCTCGGAATCCTCACCGGCATCTCCAACTCCGAGCCGTTGATCCTCGCTTGCAAGGAGTCCGCAGGATCAGTGCCGAGGATCTGCAAGACCCTCCCCGCGAAGTCTTCCGGCGTGTCTGCCAGCGCGGCGATGTAGTCCTCGGGTCCGTAAAGCATCATCTGCCCGGGCACCGGCGGCAGATAGGCGGAGATCGTGCGCGCTACTGCGTCCACATGCAGGATCAGCGGCAGCTCATCGCACTCGTAATACTCCGGCTCGTGCTCCTCGCCCTCGATCGGCAGGCGGAGGTTGAGCGTGATGGGCTTTGAAAAACGGACGTAAGTCTGGGCAATCATGGTGTTAGAGGTAAGGGTCGTAGCGGGTGCCCGCTGAGATTTTCAGGCGGGCGAAGGCTTTTTGAAAGATAGGTGTCCCGGCGGCATCGACCAGGTTGCCAGACAGGGTGAGGTTGCTGACTGGTTGGTTGAGCTCACCAAACATGTCGGCGACGAGGTAAGTCGGGAACCCCACGTAGGAGCTTTGCGAATAAGACGTGTAGTTGACCGTGGGGATGGAAATCGTCCAGTTGGTCGCGGTGCTCCCGGTAACGATAGCTCCGGTCCAGCCGAGCGCGCGGATGTCAGCTTGCATCTGTGCGGACTTACCGGCGACGGACATGTCATAGGGAAAATTCGCAAGCGCTTGGGAGACACCAGCAATGACGAGCGAGGTGATGCCATTGTTGCGGGAGTCGCCGCCAGCATTCGATACGGTGATTGCGCCGGATTTCACCGCGCTGTCCTGGGGGTTGATGGCTCGTGCCCAATACTCGTAAAACCCTCCGCCGAGATCTACGACGGGGACGGGCGCGGGGATGAATTTCCCCATCGACCAAGCAACCAGGTCAGGACTCCACTGCGGCTCGAGCCGGAAATAACTCCCGTCGTCGGTCCACCCGGCTCCGGCATTGCCGCTCATGATGGCATCCATGCGGTAACAAAACTCGAACCACTTTTCACCCGCATCCGAGACCACTCGTGCATCGCATACGCCATAGATCGGGACGGGCAGGTTGGGAAACAACTGCGTCCCCTGGCCGAAGATGAACTCCACCTCTTGTCCACCCACAAACACGGCGGCGGGTTCGACTCCCTGCACCATGGTCTGCCTGCCTGGAATAAAATCAGGCATGGCTATTTAGGGATGACATACCAGGTCCCATTCATCTGCGCGGCTGGTGAGAGGGCGAGGTAGGCGGCGACGGTTAAGACGCTGATCTGGGCGTTCGCACCGGCTGCTCCAGCTGGTCCCGCTGGTCCCGCTGGTCCCGCTGCTCCCGCTGCTCCCGCTGCTCCCGCTGCTCCCGCTGCACCGGCTGCACCGGCTGCACCATCCGCTCCCGCTGGCCCGGCCTCCCCCGGTATTCCTTGAGGCCCACGCGGGCCGATGTGGATTTGCTGCGTGCTCGTCACCGGCTGCGGCATGGCCACTTCCACCTGGGCGATGCCCGGCGAGAACCCGACCTCGAACTGCACCGGCCCGATGTGGATCTCCCGCGTGCCCGTCACTTGTGCAGGCAGGGTCACCTCCAGTTGGGTGATACCCGCCAGGAACCCGACTTCCACTGTGGCGATGCAGCTCATGCTTAAGTCTCCGCTGGAGGGAATGCCACTGCATCACAGATCGTCTTGAAGATCTTCACCCGCCCGCCTAACAATGGAGGAAAGCGGGTCAGGTTGGTATCTTCCAGAATCAGCTCCCATTGGTATTCTCCGACCGGTAGCAGGCTGGTGACAGTGGGGTCTTGGCGGGGGAGCGTCACTTTTCCCAAGGTGTCGCCACCTGCGATGACGGGTGCCAGGTCGAGGATCAGTTCCGTTCCCGGCTTGGCCCGCACCTCCGCGAAGGCACGCCAACCGGCCAGTGGCACTGCGGCACCGGCGGCATCCTTGCACAGGATTTCCACCGGGCCGAAGGTCAGGCCGGGATGAATCGTTAGATCGAGCGTGGTTTTCATAACGGCTTAACCCACCGCGAAGGTGATGCTGTCCAGCGCTCCCGCATCTGCCAGGTGGACGATGCGCAAGACCGGGCTGCCCGGCTCGTTCTTGTCTTCCGGCGGTGTCTCCAGGCTCAAGCGGGCATGGATTTCCAAGATGCCGATGACCACCCCGGCCTCGTTGATGCGCTTCATGTAAAGCCAGCCGTCTTTGTAGCGGTTCGCTTTTTCAAAGGCTTGTTGCGATCCCACGGTAGCCAGTGCGGCCGTGCCGAACATGAGCTGGTCGAAGAGCTGCGGCGGATACTCGACGAGCGTGATTTCCATGGCGTCCTCAATGGTTGCCTTGTCCGTCCGCTCCTTATAGCCGCCGGTGGGGGACGCCCACTCACGCGTGCGGTCCTTGGTTTTCGGCGTGTGTTTCACGGTATTCACGCGCCCCAGATTGTAGTCCAGGTAAGCCGTGGCCGGAGTGGCGGGCTTGGCGGTGGCGGAGATGGCAGCCGATGCAGCTCCGATGAGGGAGCCGTCCGGAGCGAAGTAGGCTTGAGCACCCACAAGGCGCTCGATCAATGTTCCAAATGCAGCAGGCATAATGTCAGTTTGTTAGTGTGTTGGTGTGAGGTGAGATTCTTAGATTCCGTCGATGCGCACGCGCGGCGGGTCCATGGCGGCGAGGGCTTCCGCTTCGCTTTTGGTGAGGCGGATGAGGTGTCCTGCCGCGCAGATCAAGTCGCCGATGGTGGTGGGCGTGATGAGCACGGTGCAGGCGTAGGTTTGTAGCGGCGGGCTGTGACCGTCGCTGGCTTCTTTTTCATTGGTCTTGTTCATGGTCGTATTGGGGTGCTTGCAATCATCATGCAAGGCTCAGGTAGAGAGTGGTTTTAAACAGCGTTTGCCGGATGACGTAGTCCTCGTCATCCACGTCCTCGAAGCCGTCGAACACCAGCTCGTAGTGGTCCGCGCTGCGTCCGAGCGGGTCTCCTAGCAGGCGCATCACCGTGGCTTCCCAGCGGGTGTCCTCGTCGGTGGTGTCATAGACGGATGGCTCCTCGTCACTCACGGTGGGCAGCTCCACCAGGGTGATGGGAATGGTGATGTCCATGAGCAGCCGCTTGCTGCGGGCGTTCTGTTTGCTGGAAGGAGTTCCCTTGGCCACGCCTACCACCAGGCATTGGCCGAACTTGCTGGCTCCTACCGCCACCGCCACGTCATTCCAGATCGCCGTGCGGCGCTTGATGAGAACCTCGCCTTCCTCCCACAGCCCGTCCTGAAGCAGCAGCTTCTGGATTTCCCGGCGGATGTCGTAGAGCTTGCTCATGCGAGGGTGGAGTTGAGGGTTGAGAGGAAATCATCCGCTTCCTGTTGCAGGGCGTTCACTAACACATCTGCTTCCGGCAATGCGTCATCGTCCTTGGTGATGCGCACGGACTTGACCAGGGCATAGACCGCACGCACGCCGGTGCGGGAAATCAATCCCACGCTCTTGCTCGCGCCATTGCGCCTCCGGACGCGACCGACGAGAGCCTCGCCCGTAGGGGTTCCCGTCCGCTCGAAGAGCGCCTTCTTCCCCCGGATGGTGAAGAGCTTGCGACCGGTGTCCGCTTCGTAGTTCCGCGCCCGCTTGCCCAGGGCTTCGGTGACCATCGGGATGGTCAGCGCCTTCTTCCCGGGGCCGGGCAGGATCACCCCGCCGAAGAGGTGGATGTTAAAATGGTTGGTCCCTACCGCCACCGTGGCTCCTTTTTCGCTAAAGGCTTCCAGCTTGGTGGCGTCTGCCACTTTGTTCCAGAAGTTCGTTTTCGGGCCGTTGAGCTTGGCCGCCAGGCTGCCGGGGTTCTTCCCCTCGGTATTCTTGCGCTGGAAGTGGGACTTGAGTTCTTCCTGCAGCCGCAGGCCCAGCGCTTCGTTCAGAGCACTCCGGTCTGTGAGCGCCCCGGTAACCTTGACCAGGAACGCCCGCGTCTCCGCCGCACCGGTCACGGTGATCTTGGCGGTGATCATGCCAGGGCTCCTTTCCGGTTGCAGGCGGGGGAGGTGCATGCTAAGACTACCACCATGTTCAAAATCGACGGTATACGAAGCCTGGCGGATTCTCTTCGGAAGCGATTTGGCCTGGATGAGGAAACCGCTCTGCAATACGCAGCCGCCATCGGCGATACTCCCGAGTTCGATAAGGACGGCGCGGAGATCATCGTGCGTGGTGAGAAGGGTGTCATCTTGGCCCGCCTTTCCAACCTGCCTGCTTGAAGAGCGCCCTCATGAGCGCCCGGACCTGCCGGAAGTCGCTTGTCCCCCAGTGTAAGTCGCGCGGGAAGCCGTGCTTTTCAAATCCGCCTTTTCGGAACTCTCGCAAATTGTTTTTTAGTTCCGCGTCATCCCCTTCTTCGATGATGAATTGAGCATAGGCACGGGCGAAGAGTTCCTCCCGGCTCAAAGCATCGGTGTTATATCCATAGCTATTCACCAGCCTCCCCACGGCCGTGGTGCCGCGCAGAACTTGGATGATGGCTTCCATCTGTGGCTGGCCGCCGGATGCATAGGGCCGCCCCACCGTCGGTTGATGTAAGCCCATATTATCCAGCAGGTGGCCAAGCTCATGAAGCGCGACCATGCCAGGCGGGATCACCGTCTTCGGGCTCACACTCAGGGTTGGCGTCTTCGCCGGGTGAGTCACCTTTCCGTAAAGTCCCTCCGGCTTTTCTTCCCGTGGCAGGAATGTGAACGCATCCCGGATCAGGATTGCCACCTTTGGCAGCACTCCATCTCCATGCACACGGTCCGCCGTTCCCAGGGCATCGCGGATCAGTGAAATCATTTCCGCGTGGTTTGCATCGTCCGGCACACGGATGGTGTCTGTCAGGCGTGATCCGTCCGGCGTCTTCGGTGGGCGCGGTGTAGTATCTAACTTTGAATCGTGATGCTCCCACTTGTCGCCGGACCCGCCTGCGCGGGGAGCCGCGAAATTACTAGGCCCCTGCGGAGGAAGCAGCCGGATGATGTCCCCCTCGATCTCCACGTCCCCTAGAAAGTCATCTTCGATCGCACGACGCCGCGCCGGGGAAATCCCCTTCAAGCTCGCCTGTGCATTCTCATTGAAGGGCAGCTTCTCCGGTGCTTGCGGCGCATCGCTTTCCTTGACCACGCCCAGGGCGAGCGCTTCACGCCGTCCGATGTTGCGCGTGCCCATGCCGCTGCCCCAGTCAAACGGCTTCCATGGCACGCCGAAGCGGTTCATCTCCTTCCAGATCGGATCATTCTTCAGCGCGATCATGCGGCCTTCCGGATACTCGGACGGGCCGGGGTAGAATTTCCCGCCCAGGGCTTTCCACTTGGCGCTCCATGCCCGGCGCTCGACCCGGTTCTCTAACCGCACGAACTCCATGGCGGGCCACATCCGCAGCGAAACGGCGCTTTGACTGGTCTTCCAGTGCGCGTAGCCCTGGGCTTGTGCCAGGTTCATGTCCCAGATCAGGCCGAGGCGTCCGGAACTCGTGAAATCTTGCAGCGTGCCCTTCTTCTTTGGATCTGGCCGGTAGCCCGCTTTCTTGAACTCCGCCCGCATCTTCTCCATGAACAGGCCCCGGTCCATGAATACCCCCTCGCCACCACCCTCTAACTTCGTCCGCTCCAGGGCGATGAACTGCGCGATCTTCGCCTGCAGGGACGCGGCCATCTGTTCTTGTTCCAGCCGTGCCGCCCACATCGTCCGCAGCCGGATCTCCGCTGGCACCGCATCCCACTCCGCAGACGTGAGCCGCGTCCCCACCGCCTGGCGTTGGGAAATCTGCTCTACCGCATCTTTCAGCGGCGCGACGGTGGCGGTGATCGGCATTGCGTTAGATTCCGTTCATTCGTTCACGCCCCGTCCGGCTTCCCGGCCCGCTGACGATTTGCACGCCCGCCGGTTTCTCGGAGGCCACGGTGGTGGGGATGGCGTCGTCCGCCGCTTCCGGGCGGATCTTGCCCTCCGCCACTTTGTTGAAAAATGCGTCCGCCTTCTCGAAGTCCAGCTTGCGGGCGTCCCCCGGATTGTAGCCGGGAACAGTGATGAGCAACCGCCAGCGGGCGAGGCTCAGTGCCTTGGCCTTGAAAGACGGTGGAATGAGCGTGGGATCCGCCGAGAGGGTGTTAGGCGTCCAGGTCCCGATCATCCCCCGGATCTCCGCCACCAGGTCCATGAGCAATGGCGCGGCTCGGTCCGGCACACTGAGCGTGGTCGAAGTCTTGGCAAAGTCCTCCCGCTCGCGTGAGGTCATCGAGCTGAGGAGGTCTTCAGTAGTAAGTGGCACCCAGAGCATATAATAGTGGTATCGGTTTCAGAATCCCGGTGATGCGGCCCGCCGTTCTTAAGCGACGGGCCGCACGGACCGGAGTCCTGTCAGGCTTATGCGATGACGATCTTGCGGATGCCGGCTGTGAACGGCGTGAAGAACAGCGACTCATGCCAGACGGTGATGTCGGTATAAACCGCCGCTTCCTGGATGGCCACGGCCCACTCGCCGCCACCTTCCACCGGACTCCAGGCCCGGCGGATGTTGGACGGATCATCCATCAACGGACTGTCGTTGCTGATGTAGCTGTAGGCCACGGAACCGAGCACGTCGGACTTGTTGCCACTCTTGACGGTTTGCTTCATGCCGTCATCCACCACCACGCTCTTGACTCCCAAGTAGCGGGCCAGCTCTTCCATGGTGTAAGCACCGTGGTTTTGCATGGCGTGGTTGACGCGGGTCGCCGCCTCATACGAGTCGATGCGCAACTGCTGCCCGGCGGTGCCGATGATGCAGTGCGTCGGCATCTGGCCATTGGCCAGGCGCGAGAGCTGGACCATGGCGCGGAGGAAGCCGTCGGGGTTGGTGGTGGCGTCGAAGGTCTTGCTGCCGCCGCTGGTGGCTGCCGTGTCGAGCGCGGCGATGCCCCGGATGCGGTCCACCCGCAAGAGGCGGTTGCGCAGCGCGTCGGCATAGCGGTTTTCCCAACCGGCCACGATGGCTCCGTTGATCTTCGGCAAGGTCTTGTGATCCACCCGCATGGTCAGTCCCTTTTGCAAGGTGCTGGCGGTGACGGTGGTGCCCTTGTATTGCACGCGCTTGAAGGCGGCCCCGATGGCGCGGATGTCGCTGTCGTCGGCTTCCGCGAGGAATGCTTCATCATCCGCCTTGGCGTATTGGAAGAAGTCATTCACCTGGATGCCGGGGAACAGCGCGTCCAGCGCCATTTGCTCGTCTCCGGATGGCAGACCGGCCAGATAGCCAGCCACGTCCTGGGCGAGCGAACCCGCGTAGTTTTGCGCGGCGTTCGCCACGGTGATTTGTCCCATCACCGGAGTGAGGGAGGCGGAGGTCACGCCGGTCAATGCGGCGAGGATTGCTAGATCTTTCATATAGGTATTCTTATTTCAGCGTTTCAGATTTTCAGCGTTTCAGCGTTTACCGGTTATGGGTTCACCATGGGGCTGAGTGGCAGCACTTCGAACTCGGAGCCGTCACCGGCAGCGGCGGTCAAAGATTCTCCCACCAGGTAGGCCCCGGAGACCACGGCGTCCGTCACCTTGCCACCGGCGGTCGCAAACACCCGCACTCCGGCGGCGATTGCCTTGCTGGCGATGAGGATCTTCGGCCCGCTCAGGATCGGGATCACTCCGACTGGCTGGTTGATGAGCGTGTCGTCATAAACCGAGCCGATCGGGCGCGTGGTGGCGGTGCAGAGCTTCACTTGGGTGCCAGGGGCGGTGCCGTGAGTCACCAGCAAGTGGGCGGACAATGCCACCTCGGCGGAGCGGGAAAACGCACCGTCATGGAAGCCTTGGACATTGAGCGCATCCACTCCGGAAGGAGCGAGGGCGCGGGCGGTGGCCGCGAACGGCGCGATGATGAGCGCGGTAAGGAGCGCGAACCCGTGTTTCAGTTTCATAGTATTGGTAGGAGATTGGTGTGGTGGTTTCAGCGTTTGAAGAGCTCCGGCTTGGCAGCACGGGTCATGGCGTAGGCCTTGTCGTAGTCCTTGCGGATTTCCAGGTTGAGCCCGTTTGCCGTGGCGATTTCCCGCACGGCGGTGTTCATCGCGTCGATGCTCTCACCCAGCGGGGTGTCGTTCTTGCGCTCGCCCAGTCCGCCCATGCGGTTGGTGGTGTTCATCACCGGCATGAGTGCGGCGAGCTTGGGAGCCTCCGTGAGGAAGGACGTGTTGAGGGCGGTGATCCAGCGTGGCTTGTCCGCCTCGGTGATGCGGCCGCTGGTCACTGCCGCATCGATCACCGTGGTGATGGCCGCGCCACGCACGGAGGCGAGCTCGGTTTCCAAGGCGGTCGCACGGGCGTTCGCGGCGATCATTTCAGGTGGCTCCGTGGATTCCTCCTTGGACTCGGTAGTCGTCAGCTTGACGATGGCGGCGGAGATTTCCTCCGGGGTAGGGGTGGCGTCTGGGGCGAACCCGAGAGCGGCCATGGCTTCTGGCGTTAGTTTCATGTCTGTGTTGTCTTTGTTAGGTTCGCCGGTATCGGCTGAGAGTGTGGGGGTTTCACCGAGGCCCAGCGCATTCAGGGCGATGGTGTTGGCGTCGATGTTGGGAGTGTTGGTGAGAGCGTCGCTCCACAGCAGCACCGGACGGTAGGTGTTAGGCGTGCCGGGGACGGGGACCAGCCGCCACAGCGGCGAGTGACCGGTATATTGAGGAGCCTCGCCGCCGAGCATGGCCACACCGGCGGCATTGAGCACGGCAGTCACATAGATGCCGTCTTCCTCGCACTCGATGACTTTGATCCTGCCGACGGCGCTTGCCTTGTGGCCGGGATTGTCCTTGAGCCAGGCGGCATTGTCCGCATGGCCCTCATAGATCGGAATGCCCCGGAAGAAGGTGGCCAGCTGGCCGGATAGGCTGGCGAAGTTGGCCGCCATGGTTTCCCCGGCTTCCTTGTCCACCAGCTGAAGCACCGCCTTGCCGGTCACGTCCCGCCCGGGGAACGTGCCATAGGGGCTCAGGCGGTAACGCTTTTCACGCTCGCCCTCCGCCAGAGTGATTTCCTGCCAGACGCCGGAAATGGAGTTGAGCGCCTCCGTCGCCACTTCGGTGGCGCTGTTGAGGACGGTGATGAGTTTCAGGAGTGGTTTCATGCTTGTTTGAGTGTTTGGGCCATCTTGGCTTTCATCGCTTCGTCGAGTGCGGCGGCAAGTTCTTCCCCCGCTGCGGGATCAATTTCAGAGAGATCCTTGAGAGTTTCTTCCGCGAGTTTCAGGAAGGCTGCATCGGTCGTGCCGGGGTCTTGCGCCGCCTTTGCAAGCCGCGTGAAAACATCCTCGGTCTCCGGCGTGGTGACTCCCGCCACCCACTCCCGGAAGGTTGCGGCAGAATTGAGCGCGCTGGTCTCGAGCTCTGGTTTCAGCGTTTCAGTTTTCAGCATTTCAGCGTTTTCCCCTAAGGCCGCTTCATCCGCGTCCGCCTCGACGATTCCGAACTTGCCCAGGAACCAGCTCGGCGAGATCCGCACGCCGAAGCTCTTGGCCTTCTCGATCACGGTGACGTCCTGCAGGAGATTGTCCCGCGTCTTGGTGCGTAGCTTGAGCTCGCAGAGGATCGGGGCTTTTTTCCCGAAGTGCCAGGCGATGACGCGGGCGGTTAGATTCCGGTTGATCGTCTCGCTTACCCAGGCGGCGTTGTCGCTGTCGAGCTCGTCGGAGTCTTCCTGTTGGGGGTTGCTGCCGGTGCCGTTCTCACGGCTCATGGTGGATAGATCTCCGCCGCGCCACAGCATCACTTGCGCCCGGTCCATCCGGTCGATGAGTTTCACATACGGCACCTCGCCCTGGCCGGTGAGGTTGAGCACGTCGATGACGTCCCCGGTGTTCACCACCGCGCCGAACTCCGCGCCGATGCCTGCCACGGCCGCAGCCATGTCATTCCACCCGGCGCTGCCTTTCTGCGCTGCCGTCTTCCCCAGGAAGGCGGGCATCCCGTGGCGGTCGCAATACGTCAGCCAGTCCTGCAGCGGCAGTTGCTTGAACATCCGCGCCAGCACCCCGGCGAGCATCACGCCCCGGCCCCTGGAAAGCATCCACGCCTCTCGCCCGCCCAGCGTTTCCAGATCCACTCCGCGCTGGGCGGCGTAGCTGGGTAAAAATTTCATCCGCCCGCAAGTCACCTCGAAGAACCACGTAGGCACCTTGACCAGTTCCGCATTGAGCTCGCCGCGGGACGGCTGCCATACGATATGATGCGCGGCGTAGCCTTTTCCATAGGCGTCCATGATCTGTTGCACGAGCAGGCGCATCCCGCCCGCTTCTTCTAACTCCACCGCGTCCGAGGTCCGCAAAGTCTGATAGAATTTCTGCAACACCCCCTGTTGATCCTCCGCTTGATTCTTGAGCTCCGGCGCGATCTCGTCCTTGGGTAGTATATCGTAGCCGTGGCGGCTAACAGCAGCCTTCGCTTTCGGTGCCACCGTGGCGATGATGTCATCGTGCTTCTCCAGCCACTCCATCACCCACGCCAGCGCGGCGATTTCACCCCGTGAATACGCTTCGAGTTGACGCACCAGCACATCCGGTGTCCAGTTGCGCAGCGGGTTGAAGCGGGTTTGCTTCTCCATTCGCACCCGCTCGGCGGAAACCGGGCGGCCGTAGGGGTCTAAAATGCGGTTTTCGGCGCTCATGGCGTTCCTCCGTTCCCGTTTGCCGCGCCACTTGCCCAGAACCCCGTTGCAAAACGCCGTGAGGCGTTGCAAAGATCGCGGGTGCGTAATTGTGCCATATTCACCCACCCCCCCCTAGAATCGCCTCCTAGGCCCTGTTTTTGACTTGTCATAAAAACGCTCCTTTCCGCCGGAATTCCGGCCGCAGGGTTTCGAGGGCCTGGTAGCCGCCCATCGCCACCGGGTTCTTCCCCGCGTGCAGCATCAACGCCAGCCCCCAGAACCGGTCGGCGTGGGAGTCCCCTTCCTCATCCTGGCTCGCCACGAAGCGGTCGTGATCTCCCACCGTCTCCTTGCGGATCATCCGCAGGTCCGTTAGAAACTTGTCGTCCTCCGGGATGCGCAGCACCCGGTCCTCGAACGCCGTGCGCAACGGCCCCGCAAGCATCGCCTTGGAACCCACCGTGAAATTGATACCTTCCACCCGCCACGCGCCGAACTTCTCTCCGGCCCGCTCCGCGAACTGCATCCCGATCCCTGTCTGGTCCACGCAACTCCGCGCCATCAACGGCATGATCGGATAGAGTATATCTTCCTGCTTGCTGAACGCTACCCGGTCGAACTCCACCACCGCCCGCACATAGATCAGCCCGTCCTTGCGCTCGCCGAAGACGTCCACACTCAAGTCCTTCTTCCGGGCCACGTCCTTGCCATGATAGAGCGAGCCACCCGCCAGCGCCTGAGCTGCCAGGTAATCCCGCAGGCCCGAGGGCTGCACGCCACGCGGAAGCAAGTAGCGGATTTGCCCCTTCGCCCCACGGAAGTCCACCGTCGCCTCGGTATGCGCCACCAGATCATCCGCCGGTAAGTAGAAGGAACCCTGCAAGAGATCATACGGCAGATACAGATCCGCCTCATCCTCCGGCTGGCACTCCAGCTCCTGCATCGCCCGCTCCCGCGTCGAGAATCCATTGATCTCGTGATTCCAGTATTCCGCCTCATCCATCTCCATCCGGGGATCGTCCTCAGGCAGCTTGGTTTGCAGCTTCCACAGGAAGCCGTCTTCCAGCGCCCGCGTCAGTGTCACGCGGTGGATCGAGATGCCACGGTGCTTGCGCTTGTCATCACTGCGCTCGTCGGTGATGAGCTTGTTGAAAAAGTTGTTAGCTCCCCGGTGGGTGGAAATGATCGACTCCCGCCCGCCCCAGGCGATGGTCTGCTTGGCCACGTCATAGAGCTTGCGCGGATCATTCCGCAGCGCGAACTCATCCAGGCCCACATTGCCGCCCTTGCCCGCGAATACATCCGGGTTGCTGGAAATCGAGTTGATCCGCGTATCATTTGCAAACCGCATCACCGACGCCGTCGCGCTCTGCTTGCCATCCTCACCGAAAAGGATCCGCTCATTGAACGCCGCGCTCGCCGCGATCTTGAGCACCGTGCCGAATTTAACGCAGTAACGGATGAACTCTTGCGCCGTCAGGTCATCACGCGATGAGAACCAAGTATCGATCCGGCATCCTTTAAGGCTGTGCTGCCTCACCTCGTCATACGCCGTCGCATACGAGATGCCCACCCGCCGCGACTTCTCCATCAGCCGGATCAGCGAGCGATCCTGCACCCATTCCCGCTGATACCTCAGCAAGAACGTGTCTTGAGCGGGAATCAGCTTCGCCTTGCCACGGAAACTCTTCGCATGGGCAGGCCGCTTCGGTAAGATGGATGGTAAGATAATCATCACATCATCTTGAGCTTCCGCTCGATGTCTTCCATTTGCTCTGCGGTCACTCCGCCCGTCCCTGCTTCGTTCGCCTTTTCCTTCACCGCATCGTAGAACGCCGCCTTCTTCTCCAGCATCGCGATCTTCCGCGCATCGTGCTCCAGACTCTTGTCCGTCTGCTTCAGCCGCTTGTCGTTCTGGTCGAGCTTTGTCCGCCCCTGCCCGATCTTCATCATCGCGGAGAACAATTTCGCATCCTTCATCTGGATGCCGCGCGTCGCCATCATCACCACTCCGGCCCGCTCGATTGCCTCCGGTGTCATGGAGGCATCCTTGCGCATCTCCTCTTTGATCTGATAGACCACGTTGCGCGAGTTCTGGAAGTCCCGACGCACCGCAAGCCACTTGTAGAAATCCGAGACAGTAGAAGGCCACTTGATAGAAATGCCGTGCTCGTCTTGCAAATACACCATCACCTCCACCAGCTTGAGCTTCTGCCCGTCCTTCTCCGGATGCCGCAGCCGCCACATCACATCCGCGAACTCCTGGTCCGCCTCCGCCTTGTTTTGCAGGATCGCATCCGGCCTCGCTGTTTTGGGGATGTCCATTCACTTGATTCTATCGTGGTTAATGCCCGCCTTGGTGATGACCCAGCCTTTCAGCTCCAGTTCGTCGATCTCCTCGCTGCGCACGAAGGCCTCGCCGTGGTTCCACTCCAGCGCGTCGCGCAGTTGAGTGAGATCCACCCCGCCGCCCACCAGCTCATTGACGGCCTCGAGCATCGGCGCTACCGCCAATGGCTCCCCATCCTGCATCCGCAGGACTTCCCGGATCTTCTGTCTGACTCGCCCGTTGGAAATTCGCTGTTTCATGAATGGCTAGGGTGGGTGGGTTGGACTTTGATGGTTGTCGGCGCGATTGCTTCGGCCAGCTTCCCGATCTGGCCCGCCACGTCGGAGTTGACCTTCATCATCGCCACCTCCTCGCGCTGGTCGTTCACTATCTCCCAGATCTTCTGCCGTCCCGCATGAGCCGCGCTCGCCACCTTGCCGATCTCCTCGGACATCGACTTGTATTGCCTCTCCATCTTCTGCGTCAGCGAGGTGTTTTGCACCGACACGGCGCTCATCGTCTCCCGGAACAGCCCCTTCATCTCCGCCGTGCTGCCGTTGAGCATCCCTTTCATCTCCGCGATGTTCCCGGCCATGTTGGCTTCCAGCCGCTCGAACTCACGCCGCGTCACGAACTCTTCCTTCATCCGCATCTCAAACGGTTGCGGCAGCGTCACGGCGATCTCCTTCCGGCCCTCTTCCTTGATCTTGTCCCGCTTCACGAGCGTCAGCACAAAGCTCCCGATCCCCGCCAGGAATGTTCCCAGTGCTCCAAGAGAGACCATGTCTCCCGCACCCAACCCGCCGCCCACTTCTGCCAGTAAATTCATCATAAAGTTTCTTCTCCGATCTCTGATCCCTGATCCCTGATCTCCGCTTTCTCTTCCCTCAGTCGTTCCACCGCCTCTGCCAGGCACACGCCTAACAAGCTGCCCGTGATTCCATTCTCATCCGCACCCATCGCCAGGCACCCGATCAACTCACTCAGCTCCGCGCCCGTCATAGACCGGACCGCTTCCTGGAACCGGGTGAGGCTCATAGCACGCTCCCCCTCGCCTTATAGACGTTCCGCTTCTGCATCATCGAGAGACCCGTCGCCACCTCATAGTGAGGAGCATCCTTGAACGACTTCCACGAGCCGCCCCATTCCAGACCGCAAGCCGCCGCGTGCTCGGAGCACGCCTTATGCACCTTCGCCGCCCGGGCCGGATCCGCATCATCCAGATACACCTTCCCGGAAAACACCCCGAAGTCCGCCGCGATCCCAAAGTTGTGGTTCGACTGCCCGCCTTTCGCGTTCGTCACCCGCGTCCCCTTGATCGTCCGCCCCTGGGCAAACAACGCGTCCTGTTCTTCCCAGGTGCGGTGTCCCTCGATCATGACATAGTCACATCCCAGAGTCGCCGCCGTCGCCTTAGCCCGCCGCGTGAAGCTCATGAACCTCCCCCGCGCCTTCTCATCCAGCGTGGAGATATGTCCCATCGTCCGCGCATCCAGGTCCTTCCCCAGCGCCTCAGACTCTTCCAGCGCCCCGTAAGACTCCCCACGCGAGGCCAGTTCCATCAGCACCCGTGCCGCCGTCACCGGCCCGAACACGCCGTCCACCTGAGCGCCCACCGCCCGCTGGATCGTTTTGATAGATTCTATCAGGTTCATCTCACTCTAGTTTTGAAAGGTTCAGGCGCGCGTCTTGCAGAGTAGCTTCCAAGGCTCATGCATCTCCTAGCTCCGCCCTAAAAATCGTTCTCTGATCCGTGTAATCCGTGAAATCCGTGGTTAAAAATCTTCCGACCTCACTTGCCCGAGGTGAAGTCCACCGTCCCCAGCACTTCCCCCGTCTCCGGATCTCGCACCGGCACCCGCATCGTCCCGCGCACCGGCTTCCCTGGAGCGAACACCAGCCCGCCCTTCGCCCCGCTTGCCGCGTCACGGTAAGTCAGCGCGCCGCTCAGCGGATACTCCCCCGCCTTGCACGACGGCAGCCCACCCAGAGCCGCCGCCGTGCCCATGGCTAACAACACCCACAAGCCCATCCCCCCAGACGGCTTGTCGGCATCCACGTTGTCAGAGAAGATCGTCACTTTCCCACTCGTCACAAATCGCACGATCACATTCACCGCGGCAAGCACCGCCAGGAACTCCACCGGGTTCGCCATCAACCACCCCTGCACCGGCGGCAGCAAGGCCGCGATGACCGTCAGAATTTGGACCCAGATTGTTTTAGACCGCAGGATGTTTTTCGAGGTGTTCATTGGTGGTTGCAAGCACCTTGCCACACCTTTGAAAACCCTCCGCCGCACTGCTTTCAGCGAAATCACTTCCGCTTCCGTGGTGGCGGTTTTCATCCCCCGCTCCCATCTAACGGACCTCAATAATCCGCCCTGCGCGTCACACTTTCCTTATACGCCAGCACACTGCCCGCGTCCAGCACCAGTGCAGCGTTGGAAGTGCGGCCGTCCTTGCGCACCGCCACCGCCCCCGGCTTCCACCCGGTGATCATCCCCGCCCGGAACGCCTTTCTAACGGTAAAGCACGAGCAACCCAGCAGCTTCGCCGCCTGCTTCACGCTCATCCGGCTCAGCGGCTTGCGCGCCACCACCGTCGCCCTGGACTCACCGGCCGGCGTCGTATCATGGATCACATCACTCTCCCAGATGAGCAACTGCATCTGGCGCGGGGCAGGGGATTGCTGGGCGGACATGCCCGCATCCTAGCATGAGTCTCCAATTCCTCCGGAAATATTTCTCACCCGCCCCATCAGTCCCATGAGTCCTCTAAGTCCTATTCTTCCTCACTTCTCACTTCTCACTTCTAACTTCTCACTTCTCACTTCTCACTTCTCACCCGCCACTTCTTCACCTCCCCCACGGCCCCACGATCACGTTCCCGGCTAAGCCCGCCGCTTCTTTCCCTCTTCAACCACCGGCTTCAACACCGTCTTCTTCGGGCGTCCGCCTTTGCCGCTGCGGTCCGGGGCGGCAGCCAGGGAAGCCGGTAAATGAAGATAGGCCGCGAGGCTTTCTCTCACAAAAACACTACGCGGTGTAGTGCCCCGTTTAGCGTCGATTGCAGCAAGCATTTCAACCGTCACCGCTACCGAGAGAAGTGTTTGCCCATCCGAACGATTCGCTGCCATGGCGGTAGAGTAAAAATATTTTCAGAAAACCCAAGATCTTTGTTGCATACTCAATCATATTCAATATGATTGAGACGCGACAGATGAAAAAGCAACAAACCAACACACCCCCGACAAACTCGCCGGAGACAGCACTCATCAGCGTCTGGGTGCCAAAGTCTCTGATCCGCGAACTCGACGCAGCAGCGAAGAGCCAAGACCTCGACCGGTCCAAAGTCATTCGCAAGGCGCTCCGTCAATCCCTCTCCCGCTGAATCAATCCACATTCCATGAAAACCACCGCCTCCCAACTCCTCGACCTCGTCTTCGAAGATCACTCCATCACCTCGCGATTCCACAATAACGCTTGGTGGTTCTCAACCACTGACGCCGCCAAAGCGTGCGAAATTTCCAAGGCTTACGACGTGATTAAAAACCACATCGATCCTGACCAGCTGACCTCCATTTCAGTGGAGGTCAGATCCGCTAACGGAACCATCCAGAAACGCATGGTCCAGTTCACCACCCAGTCCGGCGTCTTCGCCCTGGTGATGGGTTCCCGTAAACCCGCTGCCCGCCGGTTTCAACGCTGGCTTGCCGACGAAGTCCTCCCCCAGCTCATCCAATACGGCAGTTACCTCCCTGGCACCTCCCGTGCCGAGCGGCTCCAAGCCCTTCACCGGCGTTGGCGGCAGGAGCGGGAGGCGTGCCTGGAATCCAGCGCCGCCACCATGGCAGAAACCGGCCTGATGACCTTGAAGGCGTTTCGCGAAGAGCACGCCATCCCCGCCCGCGATGTCCTCAGCATCGCCCGCCGCCTCACCCATCTCGCCAAGCAAGACGGCACCGCCCCCACCAAGCTCACCCTCAAGGGCCACGCCAACCCCACCAACACCTGGCCCCGCCCCCTGCTCGCCGCCGCCGTCAACTCCACCGTCCCCCGCCTGTTCTAACCGCTTCCACCGATCCCTCTACAAGACCTCACCCACCGCCTCCTCCTCTTCCCTGAACACTGAACACTGAACACTAACGCCGATGTGCTGGCACCCGCTGGCGAGAAAACTCCAACAACGAAAACCGATGTCTGATACCGAAAACCTCAACGAAGCCACTGATAGCGGGTTGCTCCAGCCACGCCTTGTTCGGCTGGCGTTCGACGCGCTATCCGAGGACCTCTCCGACAGGCGCGGATTGAAATGGGAATGGGCGAAGGTAGATGACGACGTGATGCAGGAAGAGATCCGCCCGGCATGGGAAGCGATCATCTCGGAATGCGTCCGCAAGCACCTCGAAAGCTTGGACGGCGAGTGCGTCGTGGATCACCGGGACGGCTATCAATACGCTGGACCATTCAAGGACGATGGACTCGCCCGCGAATGGATCGCGCTGCAACCAAACCGCGAGCAACTGCGGCTGGTGATGAACGCGAAAATTCCTCTGCCGAACAACTCAAAACCACCCATGAACACCACTCCCGCCACCGGCCCCGTCGCCGCCGCCATCACCCGCTGCATGGAAACCACCGCCTCACACCTCCTCGACCGTGCAAGCCAATCCACTGGCCCTGCCCATACCGCCCAGGACGCCGGGCAATTCACCCCATGGTTCACTGCCTCTCCCGCAGCCAGCCAAGCGCTTCTGGATGCTGTTCGCCGCCGCGTTCTGCATGCAACCACATGCCCTGGCAGCCGTCAGACTCCCACGTCTTCACCAGCGCCCACTCCAACACTTCCTGCAGGCTCACTGGTGGCAGAATGTCCTCCTCAAACTTCGCCATCCCCAGTTGCAGCGCCCAGTCCACTCGCCGCCTCAGTAGCCACTCTTCCAGCGGAGTCATGGGCTGCCGTTCCGGCCCGGCTAAAAGTGCCTGAATTTTCGCGGAGAGCGTATGCCGCGTTCGCATCTCTTCTCGGCATGCCGTCATCCAGAACGCTTCCGTCCGTTCCTCTTCCACCGGCAGTAACTCCACCGGCCACTCATGACTCAGGCTGCCAGTGATGAGCTGCAACACCTCCGTGAAATCCAACCAGAAATAAGCGCTTTCCATCCACCCAGACAACCACCCAACCAACCACCCCGTCAATCCGCCTCTTCCCTGAAAACTGAAAACTGAACACTAACAACTCAAAACCACCCATGAAACACTACCGCGTCATCACCTTCCCTAACGGCACCGCCGCCCTTCAATCCCGCCGTCCCGGCTTCATCCCCCGTTGGCTCACCCTCGCCCTCGGCCTCCCCGATCCACTCCGCGCCACCGCCGCCCGTATGGAAGCAGACCGCTCTTCCCTGAAAACCGCACACTGAAAACTAGCAACTATCCAATCCATGCCCGAGCACACCCTCACCGACGACGACGACGATGCCGCCATCACGGAAGCCATCGCTTCTGAAGTCGTCGCCCGTGTCGAGCGCTCGCACCCCCATGCCTCCCCCGCCTTCTGGCGTCTGTTAGTCCGCCTCTACACCCTCCAGGCCTGTGGCAAGCTCCCCCCTCCAGGCATCATCTCCGACCAACAGCTTGCCGACCACCTCGGCATGGACTTCCGCCGCCTCTCGGAAACCCGCCTCACCGCCCTCACCAAAGCCTATCTCCACATCCGCAAACACCACCCCGAACTCTAACCACCCACCAACACCACCACCATGTCAGCCCGCATCCCACATCTCCTCACCCACCTCCTATCCTCCGCCGATCTCGACGCCCTGCGCACCGAGATGCTCGATAAAGCCAGCACCCTCACCGGCCCCGCCTGCGAGGCTTGGATGGACGCCGTCATCCTCCTGGACAAGCGCCGCAGCGAGTCCTTCCAACGCAGCGCCAAGGCCACCCCCAGCGCCCGCCGCAAGTCCCTCGGCCTCCGCTACACCCGCTAACTCCTCTTCCACTTCTCACTCGTCACTTCTCACTCGTCACTTCTGCCTCTTCCCTGAAAACTGAACACTGAAAACTAGCAACTCTCCGTATGAACTCCATCCAACGCCGCGCTCACTTAGCTCTCGCCATCCAAGGCCCCTTTTCCCGCAACCGCCGCACCGGCCTCATCCGCCGTGGTAATCTCGGCACCCTCTTCGCCCTGCTCTGCCTCGGCACCATCAGCTCCATCATCACCATCCTCCTCATCGCCATCCTCCTCTAACATGGATATCACCGACATCCTCGCTGCCGTCAGCGCCATCACCAGCGTCGCTCCCTCCGATATCATCTCTTTCATCGGCACTCGCGCCACCGCCCTCTCACGCTTTCTCACCATCGCCGCCATCAAAGCCAGATACCCACTCTTGAGCAACGCCGAGATCGCCCCTGTCTTCCGCCTCGACCCCACTAGCATTCGTTACGCCACGCAGCGCCACAACCACCTCCTGCAGGCGGACCCCGCCTACTCCCAAGCCTGGACCCGCCTCCAGTCCGACCTCTCCTCTTCCACTTCTCACTGATCACTTCTCACTCGGCACTCCTCACCATGCTCTACCTCATCGACATCACCTGGCACCGCCGCACCCCTGAAACCGGCCGCCCCCAAACCGGCATCGAAACAGTGCCCATCGCAGGCCGATCATTGGCGGACGCCAAGAGCAAAGCCTTTAAGAAATTCAACCTCCATTACGGAATGCACCTCGCCATCCAGCAGGTCTCCGAAAAACAAGACCCCGCCGCTATCCACACCACACCCTTCAAGCGCATCGACTGCGGATCCGGCCACGACTTCGGCATCTGCCCCAAGTGCCACAAAGGCCACGGCATAGTCCTCATGGAGCGCGGCAAATTATCCCCCGCATTCGCCTAACCCGGAACTCTTCCACTTCACACTTTCCACTTCTCACTCGTCACTCCAATCCACCATGCCTGCCAAGTCTTCCCATCTCTCATCCCCGATCTCCAATCCCCGATCTCCAATCTCTTCCGAAGTCGAGATCGTCACCGCCGCCCAAGTCTCCACTGCCGAGCTAGCAGGCCTCGCCCAAGCCATCACCCGCAGCCGGGAAATCATCCACCAGCACGAACAACTCTGCCACGAGACCACCCTCGAGCACTACCTCGACGCCGGTCAAATGCTCGCCAGGGCACAGGAGATCTTCACCCTGTCTCACAGCGCTGCAGGAGCGCTGAAGGGGAAGTCCTCAGAAAGCCTGTCCACGGTGGACAAGCTTCCTGAGACTCCCCCCGAGATCCTCGCCAACCGAGGATTCTCCGCCTGGCTCGCCAAGGAAATCCCCACTTTAAAGCGTCCCACCGCCATCCGCTACGCCACCGCCTTCCGTTCCCTGGAACTCCCCTTGGACGCCAAGCCCGCAGCTATCCGTGCCAAGGTCAAGACCCTCCGCCACGAGGCAGGCAAGGCCGGGGCACCCATGCCCACCCTCGCCGCCCTGCTCAAGACCGCGCCTAAGCCGCCGGAGCCGGAAACCCTAATTGTTCTGATGCCCAAGTCATCCAAACAACTCAAGCTGGAGGATGCCCGCGAGATCTTCCACCTCTGGATGGAATCGTGGGACAAAGCGCTCAAACAAGGCCACCTCGAACACCTCGACCGCAATGGCCTCGAACAGCTCAAGGACTTCACCGCCACCGTCCGCGACCGCATCAACGCCAGACTGAAGTAATTCCCATGCAACTCTCCATCATCGACTACACCTCGCCCGAGTGGGAATCCCTTCCCTCCTCTCTCCGCACGGAGATTCACGATTGGCTGGAAGCCCTCTACCCGCCACCGGAGCGCGGCATCACCGCCTGGCTGACGCAAGTGGGCGAATCGATGGGCAAGTCCTACGCCACTGCCCGCCGCAATTACGACGCGCTCCAGGCATCCGGTTGGAGCTGGAAAGTGCTCGTCGATGCCCGCAAGACATCGGCGGATGCCGTCATTCTCGACGGCACCGGCTCGCAGGTCTTCCGTGCTTACGTGGTCGAGCAGGTCGGCAAGTTCAAGCGCAAGAACGTCTCCGCCTTCCGCAAACTCCGCAATGACTTCCGGCGGCGCGATGGCGTGATCCCCGGCTACGAGGGATTCCCCGGCTGGCCTAAGACGCCCATCGGTTGGACGGACCGGAATCTTGGCCGCATCGTCAAGGCGGAGACCAACCGCGCCCGCCTCGCGTCCCTCCGCATCGGCACGAGCAGCAAGACCAACGAATTTCTCCCCACCGTCCGCACCACCCGCGTGGGCTTGCATCACGGCCAGGTGATCCAGGTGGACGACGTGCGGCATGATAACTGGGTCACCCTAGGCAAGAGCGGGAAATACGTCCGCGTCAATGAACTCGGTGCGCTCGACCTTCTATCAGGCCACCGCTTCCAGTGGGGATGCAAACCCCGCCGCCGCCGGGTGGACAAGTCCTACGAGGACATCAACGGCAGCGACATGCGCCTCTTCACCGCCGGACTCTTCCACCGCTGGGGATACTCGCCGCATGGCACCATGATCATGAGTGAGCACGCCACCGCCAAGGTGGACGAGCGCATCGCCAAGATCCTCTACGACGCCACCGGCGGCCTGATCCGCGTGGACTATCAGCCGATTGAGGGCAAGCAGGCCGCGCTAACAGGATTCTGGAACGGCACGGAAGGCGGAAACTTCCGCGCCAAGGCCTGCCTGGAATCCCTGCACAATCTCATTCACAACGATCTATCCGCCCTGCTCATGCAGACCGGTTCGCCATCGTCCGGCCTCAAGGGACCGGTCACCACCGACCGCATCATCGCCTACGCAGAAGCCATCATGCGCGAGGTGCTGAAAAAGTGCCCTGCCCGTGCCCACCTGCTCAAGCTCCCCGGCATCGACTATCACACGCAGTTCATCCCCTTTCTGATGGATTACTATCACCACGGCCTCGCCCTGCGGACCGATCATGAAATGGAAGGCTGGGAGAGCCTCAACTACGTGGTAACCGAATACACCGCCCTTCCTGGATCCAACCACTGGCTGAGCCAAGCGGATTTCCTCAAGCTCCCCGAGCCGTCGCAACTCATCATCGGCAACGCCGTCCGCAATGATCCGCAAAGCTGGTCGAAGCGCCGCAACCTTTCCCCCCTGGAAGTTTGGAACCAACGGCCCAAGTTCCTGCCCATCCCGCCTGTCACCATCTGTGACATCATCGGCGAGGACATGGCCCGAGAGGTTATCGTTAGGAAAGGCTTCGCGGAGTTCGAGGATCAGGAGCTTTCGCCGGATGCGCTCATCTACACCGCCCGCTATGTCACCGGCCCTAACCGTGGACGCGAGATTCCGCACGGCGAGAAGATCAAGCTCTTCGCCAATCCCTTCGAGGATGGCAGCGCCTTCGTCATCGACGCCCAGGGCCGCTACCTCGGCCAGCTCCCGCTCTACAAGCGCTTCTGCGCCGTAAACGCCGCTGCCTTCCACACCGACGCCCCCTTCGAAGAGCGCCCGTCCCTCAAGAGCGAAGAGTTCATCCGCGCCACTGGCGAGAAACATGAACGCATCGCCACCATGCTCGAACCGGACCGCATCAACCACCGCGAGGAAGTCCAGGAAGCCCAAGACCTCCGCGCCCACAACCGCAAAGTCCTAAAAGGCGAACCCATCACCCCGGAAGAGATCCACGACGCCCGCGTTGCAGCCGGTCAACAAGCCCATCGCACCGCCGCTGCAAACCGCCTCAGCGATCACGGCCAGCCCATCGACTACGACCTCATCCCCGTCGCCGAAGAGACCTGGCAAGACCCCTTCGCCTGCCTCCCCGAAACCAACAACTTCCCCGACTCCATCTGACTTCTCACTTCTCACTTCTCACTTCTCACTTCTACCCCCATGACCACCGCCATCGCCACCCCAGATCCAGACGACGACAACAAACTGCGTCCCGCCACCACCACCACGAATTATAACATCGCCCCCGATCAATTCGAGACCGTCATCACCAAGCTCCCACAGCATCAGCAAGACGTCATCCGTTGGTGGTATTTCCTCGGCAAGGATCGTGGATGGCCGCTCAACCAACTGGCCAAAGCCTGCGGTTCCAGCTCCACCACCCTCAGCCGCGTCTTCCGGGGCGAATACGGCGCGGAACTCGACAACCTCTGCAAGAGCCTAACCAAAGCCCGCGAATCCTTCCACGAGACCGTGGATAATCCCGAGTTCATCATGACGTCCCTGGCCAAGGAAATGTTCGCCATTAACGACCGCGTCCGCGCCCTCCGCACCGTCGCCATCCTCTATGGTGCCATGGGCATCGGCAAGACCACCGTCCAGGAGGAATACAAGCACCGCAACAACCACGGCCGCACCATCTACTACCGCTGCGAGCCTGGCATGACGCTCGCTCAGTTCATCAGCTCCCTCGCCGGTGCCTGTGGCATCAACTTCAAGCACAAGCAAAACCAGCTCCGCATCCGCGAGAAACTCTACACCCTGCTCGCCGCCGGTCAGCGCCTCCTCATCATCGACGAGCTTCACCAACTCTTCCTCCGCCGTCCCGGTGCCGATCTCACCCCGGTGCTGCAATGCGAGTTCCTCCGCACCATCTATGACAAGGCCAAGTGCGGCATGGTCCTCATCGGCACCCACGCCCTGGAGCGCTACATGATCGACCAACAGAAGATCCTCGCCCAGCTCCTCGACCGTGGCACCATGCCCATCCAGCTCCCGGACAAGCCCACCGCCGAGGATGCCCGCGCCTTCGTCAAGCACTTCGGCCTGCCTGCTCTAACTTCCAGCGAGCCGGAAGCCGGCGCCATCGTCAAAGACATCCTCACCTCCTCCGGTCTCCGCAAGCTAACCCTCCATCTCCGCGATGGCGCAGCCACCGCCGCCAAGCGTGGCGAGAAATACACCTGGTCGCACTTCTGCACCGCCTTCGAAGATCTTCAATCACTCGGCAAACGCCGCAAATAATCCCCCTGAAAACTGAACACCGAAAACTAGCAACTCTCCATGAACACCGCCCTCATCCTCCGTGACCCCATGCAGCCGCCCATCCATGTCCTCGAATGCGACGGCCCCGCGATCTACCCGATCCCCGACATCCACCGCTATCCCGGCGATTTCGACGCACGCCCCTACATGTCATTCCAGAATTTCCTCGACCTGCCAGACTACGCCAAAAAACCAGGCCCCTCCACTTGGGAAATGGAACACGCAAACGCCCGCCGCATCTACCGCCTCATCGAGCACGCAGAGACCGGCTTTAACGTCCTAACACCCTCACAGCTCCAAGAAATCCGCGCCCGCCTCAAGCTCATCGCCCCCGAGTGCGACCAGGACTTCTGATCTCTCCCTCTTCTTCCACTTGTCACTTCTCACTCGCCACTTCTCACCATGTCCATCCGCCCCACTCCCTGCCTGGCAGACCACCCGGTTCATCTCGCCCACGTCGCCGCCTCCAACCACACCTGGGAACTCCACATCGGCACCGTCCAGCTCTTTATTTCCGGCCCCGGCCCGGACGCCTGGCTCGCCTGCTCAGAGCCCTGCTACTCCGGCTCCATCGGCACCGATCACGAGCGTCACGTCGCCCATAAAGCAGTCACCATCCTCCGGAAAAATCACGGTCAAAACAAAGACGCCGGCATTCCCGAAATCCAAACCGCCCTCGCCCTCGCCCGTGCGGAAATTCCGGCCCCTAAAACAGACGTCCCGTGCCCGCTCTAACCCCCACCGCCAAAGCCGCGCTGGAGATCGCCATCCTCCGAGATCTTCGCGTCGGCCAATCCACCGCAGACTCCACCGCTGGCCGCCTCAAAACCGACCTCCAAACCACCCAACAACTCCTCGCAGGCCTCGTCACCGATGGCCTCGTCGAGACCACCACCATCGCCCAAACTCTCACCGCTTACCGCATCACCCAAACCGGCCTCATCGCCATCGCCTAACATGTCCACACCCACCCTCGAAATCCCCCGCCTCGTCACAGCTCCCCGAGAGACCTTCCTGCGCCAGCAAGAAGGCCGCATCCGCAGCCAAGCGCTACCCCTCAAATCCGACCCCGAAATCCTCCGCGAACTCAACGCCATCGAGATGGCAGAAGACCTCTTCGACATCCACGAAATCGCCGGGAAAAAGATGGCCGATCAAGCCCGCCACGCCTGGGAAAAAATCCACGCCCGCCACTGCGCCGCCGCCTTCCAACTCCGCCTCTATCACCTCGATAAACTCGCCCACCTCGTCGGCATCTGATTCTCACTCAAACCACCAAAAATAACATCATGTCCACACGCCTCAAATCCACCGTCACCATCGACTCACGCGCTCAATTCGAAGTCACCGTCGATGAGATCTGCAAGCACCAGCTCGACCGCGAACAACTCATCACCCTGCGTGATCGCCTGCTCGCCGAAATCATGGAAGAACACAACCCCGAGATCGAGAAAATCAGCCAGCAGATTTCCGCCAAACTCGTCCTCTGTGAGAAGTTCGCCACCACCCACCGGGAGACCCTTTTCGGCAAGCTCAAATCAGCCGCCTCTGCCCTCGGGCTTTTCGGCTTCCGCACCGGCAATCCCAAGCTCGTTCTGCTCAACCGCAAATGGAAGTGGGACGATGTCTTGCAAGCCCTCCGCACCACCGAACGCACCGAACTGATCCGCACCAAATCAGAACCCGACAAGGACGCTTTAAAGAAGCTCGAAGACGCCGATCTCGCAAGCCTCGGCCTGCGCATCGACCAGGACGAAACCTTCTTCATCGAACCCAAGCGCGAAGATCCCGAACGCCTGTCCGCATAGCCCCATCTCGGCCCGCAGGGACCGGCGCGGTTTAGCCATCCGCATCCTCATTTCGCCGGTCCCTCATTCATCTCCTAACCACCCCCATGAAGAAAGTCCACATCGTCAGCTTTGGCTACCGAGACTACGCGTTCACCAGCATCGCGAAAGCCGCCGATGCGGTAAAATTTTTAGCCTCACTCACCCCCGTGAAATACACCTACGTCTCCGGCGAGGGACCGGCTTACTACGTCCCAGCGCCCGATGACGAACAGCGCGAAGTGAAGCTGGAATTGAATCAGAATTTCCGGGATGCCGAGAAGCCCGAGAAACCCGCAAAAACTCTCGCTCTCCCCAAGCCCAAGCGTGGCACCATCCGCTGCATCTGCGGCTTCTCCGACGTCGCTCCCAACCAATCCTGCGTCCACTGCGGCAAGCCCTTTTCCGAATCCCACAACCGCACCCACGGCAGTGGGAACAACGGCCCAAATCTCCGCCTGATCTAACCATGCCTGTCGATTGGAAAAGGTATCCTTCAAACTGGCCTCGTATCCGCCGGGTGATTGCCCGCCGGTCGCAAGGCCGGTGCGAGTGGTGCCAGGCCATCAATCGCGAGCCGCATCCCGTCACTCAACGCTATTGGCTTACGCCGCCGGACGTTTACAGCTCGCTTGATGCTGAGTTCGACTTCGATTTCGATCCATGCCCCTGCCCACGTCCGGAAGCTTATAACAGCCTCCAAATCCCATGGGGGAAATCCAACTACGTGAACCCACCATTCCTCAAGATTGACGCTCCTCACGGAGGCCCGTCCGCGTTCGCTCGCAAGGCAATCGCAGAGCGGGATGCCGGGAATGCCAGCGTCCTCATTCTGCCCGTGCCTTGGAGCCTCGGCATGCTCATGGCTGCCGGTGCTGAGATCCGCTACGGCGGGTCCGTTCGCTGGTTGGAAGCCGACACTGGTCAACCATGCCCGCGCTCGCGTCCGCAAGCCATCGCAATTCTACGCCCATGAAAACTACCTCCAAAAAGCCAGCCAAAATCCGTGGCAACATTTCTCCCGAAGAGATCCGGCCACTCATCATGGCCGCCCGCGAAGCCTTCGCCATCCAAGACCCCGGCATCACCTTCGATGAGTGGAGATCTGAGCAGGTGATGGAGGCAGTGGGACGCCCCGGAATCACTGCCTGCGATCACCACCACTTCTGCGATCTAATGGGTCATTTCAAGATCGCCGCCAACAAAGAAGATGAGGCGCTTCACTGGATTTTAAAGGGCGGTAAAGACACTCAGCGCCAGATCGCCTGGTCAATCGCTGAGACTCTCGCCGCCCACCTCACCCTCGCCCACTCCACCGTCGAGCAAATCACCTCCACTGTCGCCAAGCGGGTCCTCGCCCGCCGCCTCGCCGCCCGCGCATCCATCCTCGACCACGCCGACGGCCCACTCTCATTCGACTACCTTCTGAGCATCGTCCGCGATAAAACCCGCCGTCCTGATCTTACCCTCACCGCCGATCTCAAGACCAGCCTGGCCGAGCGCTGCACCGCCGGCCAGCTCGCCCAGATCCGCTTCACCCTCGTCAACCGCATCGCCGAGCGCGAGGGCAGAGGTCGGATCAGCGACCGCAACCGCTCCCAGAACTCGGATGCTGCCAAGGACCGCCGTTCGCCCCACACCCTTGCGCCCCGCTTTTAAGCAACTTTTGCC